GTTTCACCTCCGAACCCGAGTAGTCCACCCGGCCAGGCAATCACCCAGCCGATGCAGCCAACACAACCATTGAAACCTTTACGGTCCTGCATCATGTATTCAATTTGATCACTGCCACATTTTGGACAACGTTTCACATATTTAGCCATTATTTTATATTCCTTTCTTAATTGCGCTAAATTTTTTAAACTTTATAAATATCTACGACCTCTCCGATTGTTCGGATGTCGTCGTTTTCTGACAAGTGGATTTCTTCATATCCACTATTCAGACTTTGCAAGTACCAGGAACCGTCATAATCTCTTTTAAGCTTTTTGACGAAGTTCTTGCCATTTATCTGGAAGATCCCGATTGAGTTGATATCAATTTGGCTAGCTACTCTGATAAATAATAAGTCATTATCTTCTATGAGTGGCTCCATGCTATCACCAGCAACCTTAGCGATAGTATCGTAGTCCTCTGGCACATCTTCAGCTCTGAGCTTGACTTCCATGTGTAGATTATCTTCCTGAAACGTTCCATGGCCTGCTGCAACCAATCCCTCAACGTAGTCAATGATATAATCTTCATTGCTTACTTTTTCAAAGATAGAAGCAACCTTAGAACTTTCCTGCTCATCAAGTTGAGCATTGGCAAAGTCGAGGACCTTCTCTTGTCTAGGTTCTTCTAGTTGATTGTAAATGGTTAGGATTTCGGGGTCTTCAGTTTCTGCTTTGTGAAAATCCACGCCGTCTGCTAATGTTTCAGGGCGAATACCAAGCGCTGAGCAGATTTTAAAAATATTATCAACATTAGATTTTAAAATTCCTCTATTGAGAATGGAATTTATAGTAGAAGCTGGCATATCTACTTTTAATGCCATCTGTCGAACACTCCCATATCTCATTTCTATGAGTTCTCTTAATTCCTGTTCTGTCATAGCTATTTCTCCTTTTTTTACATTATATCACACGAAAATTCGTTTGTAAAGAAAAATAAAATTAAAAATTTATCGTTTTTTTGTTGACAATGAACGAAAAAAAGTTTATTATATATTCAAGCTCAAGGAAACGAGCTTAATTTTAAAATTTAATAAACGAAAATTCGTTTAGAAAGGAGTTGCGTATGTTGAACATTGACGAGGCACGAAAGGAAAAAGGTATCTCTATTGTAGATATCGCTGACTATCTTTGTGTACGATCTCAAACCGTTAGTGACAAGCTAAAAGGAAAGTACCCTTTCACTTTTCAAGAAGCTATGTTAGTTCAGGAAAAGTTTTTTCCAGAATACGAGCTAAAATACCTTTTCACACCAGCAGGCGACACTGCTTAATTTTTTCACCGAGTGAACGAAAATTCGTTCAAGGAGATAATATGAGACCTAAAAGATACCCGTTTAGCGGAAGAATAAAAACCTCAGCTGCGGAAGCAGTCAAGGTTTGGTTAGATGCTTACTCAGGGTTCATTGCAAAAACTCAAACAGAGCAAGAACAATCTGAGCAGAAATTAGATGATGCTATTTTGAGAGTTCATCAACTTGAGACTCTAACTCATCAATGCGCTTCAGCAAATCATTGATTTTTTGGCTTGTAAATGTTTTTTCTAGATCTTTTGCTTGAGCTTGAAGCAAAGTTTCTATAATTCCTAAAACGACATTTACATCACCAGAAATCGTAGTCTTTAAAGTAGCGTAAGTAGAATTTTTGAAAGCATCAAATTCTTTACTCATGGCGAGACCTCCTTTCTGCTTACATTATAGCAGAAAGAGATTAAGAAAAATAGAAAGGAGAGAGAATGGTTGAAAATAAGCGAAGTCAAAAACAATGCTTTTTATCAGTTCCCACAGTGGTTGCTGGATAAAAGATACAAAGGTCTGAGTTTGAGAGCCAAAGTCATGTATATGCTAGTTTTTGATAGGCGTACATTGTCGGTCCAGAATATGTGGCACGACAGAAACGGAGAGGTCTTTGTTTACTTCACTATTGAGGAGTTCATGGATAAGCTATCCTGTAGCCGTCAATCAGTAATAAATGCAAAGAAAGAACTGAGCGACTACGGCTTAATCAGAGAAGACCAACAAGGAGTAAATAGACCTAATCGTATATATATCAACGGAAGTCTAGAAAATAGACTTCAAGAAGTCCAAAAATTAGACTCAGGAAGTCTAGAAAATAGACTTCAAGAAGTCCAAAAATTAGACGGAATCAAGACTGATAATATCAAGACTAATATATCAAGACTGAGTGAACCAGAGGGTGCTGGTGCTAATACTCTATATAGTATAGAGGACGCCACCGCAGAAAATGACTTGGGAATTGTTCACGATTGGATATTTTCAGAGTTCGGACGATATCCGACGCCATTTGAAATTGAGGACTTGAAGGCATTCTTGCAAGACCATAACAAAGAGGTTATCAAGTTAGCAATCAAGGAATGCGTTGGGAACGGTAAGCCTTATTTCAAGTATCTAAGTAGCATCTTGAGAGATTGGAAACAGAAAGGTCTTGTCACGGCTGAGTTAGTCGAGAATAGGCAGAAGCCTGCTCGGTCAAGTAGTAAGTCAAATGGTCGCTTGAGATTGTCAGATGATGGATTTGATCCACGGCTTGGATTTTAGGGGGTGCGCATGCAAGTAGTATCAAGCAAAGAATTGCAAGAAAAAGCCTTGCAGGTTGAGACATTGAAGCAACAATGCCCAAAACATGAAGGGGTCTATATGTGGCGGTCAGTCAACCCTTGCACTCGTAACACGCTGACCTATTGTCCTGAATGCGTTCAAGAGACTATTAACCAGAACGCAAGTGAGCAGTTAGCTATTGCTGAAGCTCAAATCAGAGATACAAGATCCTACTCTATCTTCATGAAAGAGAGCATCATCCCAAGCGATTTGAAAGGTGCGACTGTTGGGAATTTTGAAATCCATACAGACCAGGACGCTGAAGCAGTCAATTTCGCTAAGCGAGTCACGGCTGACTATGTGAAAGAGCGCTACGAAGGAAATACGATTATCTCTGGACCGCCTGGAGTTGGCAAGAGCCATCTGGCCGTCGGGATAGCTAAAACCTTAAACGAGAGCTTTCAAATGCTTCAAGTCCGCAAGTCGGTCGTCTATATGCCGTCAATGGAGCTATTCTCTCGCATGCAAGAGGCTTTTCAATACAAGGACTCAAAGTGGGAGCAACGCTCAGTCGTCAAGTTTCTACAAGGTGTTGACTTCTTGATTTTGGACGACCTCGGCAAAGAGTCGAGTGTTGGGAATGAAATCAGGCAAGGAAATAACTGGATGCAAAAAGTCCTGTATCAAATACTTGAGAACAGGACGAATACAATTATCACAACTAATTTTGAGGGCAAACACCTCAAAGAACTTTACGAGCAGAGTCTCGTAGACAGAATAACGAAAGGAAACATGAAGACGAATGCCTTTAAGTTCAGCAAAGACACAGCTTCGAGACGCTCCTTGTCAGCAAGTGACTACTGAGGAACGTAAGCGGACCATTGAGCAGTTCGAGAGCCAATTTTACGGACTATCGACTCTGCTTAAAGAACGGTTGATGATCACGACAGACGAACGATTCACAAACAAGATGAACGAGCTGACGTATTATGCGACGAATGGAAGTGTCTACACGACATAAAAATAAAAAAGCACCTGACGGCAATCAGGCGCTCAACAAAATTATTCAAGGAAATTATACCACGAAAGGGGTCAAAATGAAAGTCACAGTATATGCTTACGGTCGAAAATTAGAACCAGATGAACCAATTATCATCCCAAAAAATCATCGTTTCTATGATATTTGGAACGGAATTGCAAACGAAATGCTCGACAAAGAGGAAGAGGTAGCTTAATGAAATTACTTACTAAATTAAAACTCAGTCTTGAGGGAATCATCAAGGAAGTGAACCTTGACTGGAGAGAGGTTGCAATCGAGACTAGCAACGACCTTCTTGAAGAGCGCAAACGTCGCTTTGCTTTCGAGCAGGAAAACTACGATTTGAAGCAGGAGCTTGCTGCCTACAAGTACAAAGAAAACTTTGATATCAAGGCTAGACTGCAAGGAGAAATGTAGATGTACATTATATCAATCCATGTCAAAAATGCTGAAACTGGAAACGAGGATTTCAGTTTGATTGGAAGAGACTTTTTGCCAATTGGCAAGCAAGATTATTCGGCTACTGTTTTCGAGACTAAGGAAGAAGCTATTGCTTATTTGAAATCAGCTTCATACGAAGCTGCGGGAGTTTATGGAAATGACTGGGAATTTCAAGACAAGACTTCTTCTGGAGTGGAATCCCGCTGTCGAATTTGGAAAGTTGGAGAATAAATAAAAAAGGAGAACAATATGTTTAAAGCACTAAAAGCAATCAAAAAAATCAAACAACTGCAGAAAGAAATGCACGCTTTCAGCCTTGCGTTTCTAGCTCTACAAGATATGGGCTTGATGCCAGAGACTGAAAGAAGCAAGGCGAAGGCTCAAACAATGCACGATGTAAGCCACGTGCTCAAGGACGTCCTGGACGGCAAGTCGGTAGATGAAGCGATGAAGCGTCTAAATAGCGAAGTGAAAATTGAAGAGGTGGAGCAGGAAGATGAACAGAATTGAACTTGAAAACCGTGTGTGGCTTTTGGCCAACAATGAAGAAAAAAACGAATTGCTGGATCTCGGTTTGACATCTAAAGTTCGATATGTGAAGCGAGTCCTGGAACTAGGGAAGGTGTATGCTCATGTTTGATTACGACAGAGACATAATGCAACCGCCCGAACCCAGGGAAGAACGCGACCCAAGAGAGTATGTGTATATTGGATGCGGTCAGTATCGATATGTAGGTGATGAAATATGATTCAGGAGCTACACGAAGAAATCGACAATTGGCGGTCTGACTATATCCATCTTGGCCGAGAACTCGGGCAGATTATCAACGACCAACAAGATATTATTTTAAAATTGCAAAACAAAAATAGACGCTTGAAGCGTGAGAATTGGAATCTTAAGAAAACGAAAGGAAGAAGAAAATGACAAACAATCAACTTGTAGAAGCAAAAGGGGACTTTCTGACTAACCCTCAGCTACTTAATAGCGGTATTATCAGGAAGTATCTTGACCCGCAAGGAAAAGCTAGTGATGAGGAGCTTGCCTATTTTATAGCTCAAGCCAAAGCCCAAAACCTCAATCCATTTACAAAAGAAATTTATTTTATCAAGTATGGCACTCAGCCAGCCCAGATAGTCACTGCCAAATCAGCTTTTGAAAAGAAAGCAGATAGTCATCCACAATTTGATGGTAAAGAGGCAGGCGTAATCTATCTGTTGGACGGTGAAATTAAATACTCAAAAGGAGCATTTATTCCTAAAGGTGCTGAAATTCTTGGCGGTTGGGCCAAGGTGTACCGCAAAGACCGTACTTACCCAACGGAAACAGAAGTATCTTTTGAGGAGTATGACAATTCTAAAATACGTGCAAGAGTTAAGGAACTGACACAACAGGGGAAAGATGTTACTTATCCAGTGATGAACTCATACGGCAAGCCAATAGGTGAGAATAACTGGGATACTATGCCTTGTGTCATGATACGGAAAGTAGCTCTAGTGTCAGCTTACCGTGAGGCGTTCCCTGCTGAGCTTGGAGCGAGCTATGAGGCTGATGAAATTCAGCTGGATAACACACCTAAAGACGTCACTCCTCAAGAAAGCCGTGAGGATGTTGTAGCACGCAAGATGACTGAGATTGAGCAATTCAACAAGGAGCAGAAGGCAAATCATGCAGATCCTGAACCTGCTCAAACTGAGGAGCCAATCCAGGGCGAACTACTAGACGGTGAACTAGAATACTAGGAGGACAACATGCAAGAATTACAAGTTAAAGTAACACAGGCACAGGTTGAAATCATTGACCGTGAGAAATTTGAGCAGAATATCAATGATGTTGTGGCCAAGTACCAAAATTACACGGTAACAGCTGCAACCATCAAGGATGACAAGCAGACACTGGCCGATCTACGCAAACTAGACAAGCAGGTCTCTGATGAACGGAT